CAATAATGGCGCTACTGGCCGCATCCTTAATGCGTTTGCTACGTGCTTCAGCAAGTTGTTTTTGCTGTCTTAACTGTTTGGTTGCAGCATCAGCTTCAATCTTTGCAATTCTGAGTGCTTCGTTTTTCTCCTCTTGTCTTGCCTTAAAACGAGCATCCCAATCCCTCATCCACTGCTTATTGTTTTCGCGCATTTTTTGGCCGATGAGTTCCATCCCATCAACCTCAAGCTGAATCTCCTTGTTAATCAGCTCTATCTCAAGGAAGCGCGTAGCCTGTTTGATGGCATTTACATTTTTGCGAGCGGCAGCTGCTTGGAGATCTCGCGCCATCTGCCTGTTGGCAGCTGCGGTTGGGCCTTCGCCAGGGGCAGCGCCCTGAGGGTACATGACGTTAAAACCAGTTACGGGTACAAAACGTCTTTTAACTTCGGGTGTAGCGGATTTGCGACGTGCTACATCGGCGGCTAAGCGTTCCTTTGCACCTTCAGCGCTTATGCGGCGTTGTATACGTTCCTGCTCGGAAAGAACACGGTTAGTTTCTTTAATAATGTTGAGACGGATTTTGTCTGCTTCGGTTAATCTTCTTGCACCGCTTACATCGTAAGGATTTTGTTGTTGTACTTTTTTTAGTTGTTTGTTAAGTTCATCAAGGTTATTGACACTGTTTTCAATAAGGCGTTCAAATTGACGCAGTTTTTCTACGCCTTTTAGTGCAACTTCAATATCTACGCTGTAGTTAGCCACGTTTTGGCGCAGAAACCTCTCAGGGAAGTCTAACGCCTGCTCATGGCTTGGGCAGCTCGCCCTGTTTTGGCGCTATTCATAGCCTTTTCCTCCTCATCCGCTTTCAGTTCGTAAAAAGCGCCCCAGCCGACGAGTTCTTCAGCGGTTAGCTGCTCGCTCAGCTGTCTGACCGTCATCCCCAGCTCTTTGGCCAGGAAAAAGATGAATAGCCAGTCCTTGTTAGCTTTTTAGTTCGGCTTTCGCTTCCTCCACCTTGGTTTCGGTGCCGGAGGTCAGCATCGCCAGTTGGATCTCTTGGAGGATGCCTGCCTCAACTTCGCGGCGAAGTACAGCACGGTCGCCATCGGCAAAGAGGCGTTTACCGTCCTTGTCGAGGGCTTTTTCCAGCATCAGGCTGAGGGCAAAGTCGCCTGCGTCATCGGCGGCGGACTTTTTCTGGATGGATTCGCGCTCAGCGATGGTCAGAGGGTGCCAGTAGATCTCCAGCAGAGTTTCACCTTCGACTTTTACCTCGTGCTTGTACAGCTGGCTGACGCCGAACTTGTTGCGCAGGAGTTCTGCAGCTCGCATTTCAAAAGGGATGCTTCTTCAATAATACACTAGGCGTTTGCGGTGAACTGGCAAGAGATCAGTCCCACGAAGTGGGAACGGTCTTCAATGTCTAACGGTGTGGGGCCGACGATGTCGAGGACGCGGGGGTCGCAGCTGTAGGTGTCGGTGTACCCAGAGGCGTTGACGGAGGTGAGGCCGTCGATCACCGCTTCGCTGATCGCAGCCAAAACAGACGTGCCAGCGTTTTTGGGGACGTAAACGTTGCACTGGATGACACCGGCGTAAAAATCGCTAGCGCTACCCATGTTCTGCATGGTCGAACGGTTAAACGTGACAGAAATCACCACGTACTTTGTGGTTTTGCTCGGGGTTGTGTATGGCGTGTTGTCATAGATGACCGTGACAGTGTTGTCAGCGGCATTAACGGCGGTTTTGACTGCCTTTTCGAAGGCAGCGCGGACGTTTACGAGGCTCATGGTTACATCTGTTCGTACGAAACATAGGTCTTACCAGCGAGGAAGCCCAAACCTCCGACGCCTTTTTCCGATGCAACTCGGATATCCGGTTTTCTTCTATCGCTAAACATATTGTTAATCATTGTGCCTAGAGTACCCTGCACAAATCGCGCTACACGTGGGTTTTCCAAGGCATAGGCAGCATATTCGGTGGTGTTCCCAATGAATACTTTGGTTTTGTGGCTAAATGTCGGTATGCGGTACCGTGGTGCAATTCTGTAGGCTGTAACATCTCCAGCATCCCTACGCTCTTTCAGCCGGCTCCAGGGCTGAAAATCCTCGACTTTGTCTTTAGGTACAGCTCGTTGAGTCCCGGCCTTCCAGCTAGAGGCAAAGAAACCTGTATAAACCGGGCTGTTATCTTTGTCAGCCAGTTTTGTGACGGCAAACTCAATGAAACCGTTGAAGTCCCGATCCAACATATTTGTCAGGTCGGGAACTATTTGGGTCAGTCCGCGTTTGCGTGCCATTAGAAGCGCACCAGCAGGATGTAGAGGTATTCTTGGCCGCCGCGATAGGTGCGGATGTCGGTGATCTGGGCTGTGCGGCTAGACCCCGCGTAGGTAAGGATGATCTCGTCTTGCAAAGTCGGCTGGTTGCTGCCGATTTTGTCGGGCGTAATGTACACCTTGGCCTGGCGTTGTTCGCGGCCTTCTTCTTCCTCCGAAACGACAAACTCAACCGGAACTTTGATACTGGAGTAGCTGGTGTTTGTTGTAGTTAGTGCTCCGGTGTCTACGTCGTAAGACGGGGAAACTTTGCGGGTGTACGTGATGCTGGTGTCGAAGGCGGTACCAAGGTCTGATACCACGTCCTTGGCGACGGTTTTGAACAGCGTGTCGAGTGTTCCAGCCATGTCAGCCTCGGTAGACGCGGAGTTGGAAGGAGCCGGAACCGCCTAAGCAGTAGGGGCCGAGGTAGCTCTGGAGCCAGGGGTATTTGTCGAAGACGTTGTTGATCGTGCCAACGGCTTGGCTGCGGGTGTTGTACTTGACCTTCATGTCGCCAAGCTGCACCTCGTCGTAGAGGCCGGTGGTGCCAGTTTCGTCGGTGATGGCCCCAGTGTCGTTGGCGAGAGCGCGGGCCAGTTCGTAAGTGGCGTATTTGATCTGGGCTGGGATTAGCGAGCACTCCAGTTCGACGCCGTCAACGTCGTAGTTGTTGCGGGGCCACTTCAGGGCTTGGTCTTCGTCGCAGCGGTCGCCGAGGTAGTTGAGGCTGTCGATCCAGCGGGTGGCCGAGATCAGGGCGCGGTTTTTGGCGTCGTCCGTTTTGTCGGTCCAGGTGCTGGAGTTGGGGACGGTTTCGAAATAGCTATTTGCTTCGGCCAGCGTGACGTAGCTGTTGGCCGAGGCGCTACTCAAAGTGGCGTTAATCGTGGCGGCCACAGCAACTAATCATTCTTTATTGCAGTGTAGCGGCAATGAAAAAGCCCCACCCGAAGGTGGGGCAGCTTCGTCCACGATCTGATTATCAGATGGTGGTGGTGTCGAGGGGGCTGTTGACGGTGAGCTGAACCAGGGGGATCAGGTCGATGTCGTAGGTGGCAGCCCAGTTGCCGCTGGTGGCGAGACCACCGTTGGTGGGGTTGTCGCCGGCGTCGTTCCACTTGGTGCCCATGATGTGATAGGCGGTGTGGTAATCGACGGAGAGCACGTCCTGCTTGGACAGGATGTTGCGGTCGGCTTCGATGCGGAGGTCCTGCTGCACACCCTCAAGGATGGTGCCCGACTTGGTCAGATAGCAGTAGAACTCACGCTGGTGGCCGGCGGTACCGGGTACCACGGTGTTGACCTGGGGGTCGATGATCACGCGGCAGCCGGCGAACTCGCCGATCATGCGGGCGTTCACGCCGACACCGCCGCCGCCCCACACCACCGAACCGGCAGCGGCCAGTGCGGAGGTGGAGAAGGTCAGCAGGCCGACCTGGTACAGGTAGAAGCCCACGGTTGGGTGGACCACCAGGGTGTCCAGCTCTTCGCCGCGCTCACCCAGCAGGTTGCGGGCGCGGGCCACGGCTGCGCCAGTCAGGAAGTTGGCTTCGGCGGCGCCGGAAGCGGCGGCTACAGCCAGGTCCAAGCTGTTGGCAGACAGGGCAGAACCGAACAGACCGGCAAGCTGGGAGAACAGGCGGGCGCTGTTCAGCTTGTTGATGGCGTCGGCCAGCTGGTTGCGGATGTGCAGCATGGGGTCTTCCCCAGCGGCGAGCATCGCAACGTCGTCCACTGCATACGCGAAACCGCGATGGCAGATGGTGGCGATCTGGGTGCCGGTGCCGATCTTCTGGGGGGTCAGGTAACCAGCGGTGCTGGTGCCCCAGGTGGCGGTGCCGTTCATGATCTCCTCGGTGGGAGATACGGGGTTGAACTCGGGCACCTGGATGCGGGTGCCGCCTTCGCGGGCATCCAGCAGGCTGTTGCGGACAACAGCGCCGCTCTTCAGGAAGAGGCTGCGCTCTTTGATTGCCTCAGACACATAGGTGCTGAGGTTATTGCGCTTGACGATGTCCGCCAGAAGGACACCGCCGGAATAGTTCTGAAATGGTGCGGCCATTTCGACGTACCAGGGATTGGGGTTTGCGGGGTCCTAGTCACGGACTAGGTGAAGCGCCACAGACGCGGTTTAGAGTCCTGCTTCTCTCTTCAGCACAGCTGCGAGATCAGGGTCCTGACTAGAAATTAGCAGCTGCTGGGTAAGGTTGATTGAACCTTCTTTCCAGGGGTTTGCTACTCCAGTCGAGGCAACTCCGGCGGGAATAGGTTTAGCGCCCATTCCAGATGCAGAGCTTGGTTTGAAGTGGTGCTCGTAACCCGAACCAGGGTTTTTCAGGGTGGTTAGGTAGGAGTTGAGGTCCTGCTCTACACCGCCGTTGAGCACGACGACGGCGCCTGATTCGTTCTTACGCAGATTGTTCTGCATAAGTTGCAGCATTTGTTCTGCATTGATTGCTCCAGCCTGGCTGATGGCGGCCATGGCGCGGGTGCGGATGGCGGCGGATTCGTTGGACTGGCGCATGTCCTCCAGTTGTCGCTGGAGGTCTTGGATTTGTTGGTCTTTTTCTTGGGCGGTGCGGTTGGCTTCCTCCCAAAGGTCTTTCCATTGGCCTTGGTCTTCCAGCGTCTTTTTGCGCTGGTCGTCCTGCTTTTTGTAGACCTCGTCGAGTTTTGCCTTGATGCCTTGGAAACGTTCCTCGGCTTCGATAGCCTGGTTCTTCAGAGCGGTGATTTGAGCCTCGTATTCGGCTCGGTAATCAGGCTGTGGAGCGTCGGTTCCAGCCACGGGCTGGTCAGGAGTCGCCACGGGCGTCTCCTGGATGACTTGCTCTTCCATGAATTAAAAATCCGGGGTTTCGGTGGTTTCGGGGGTGGGCTCCAGGCTCACTTTGCGGGTGCGCTTGGGCTTGTCGTCTTCAGCGGCGGGCTTGTCCTTTTCGTACAGCTCGGATGCACGTAGTTCGACAAGTTCCCACTTGGACGTGCCATCCGGCTGCGGAACCTCTACGAGGTGCTTATTCATGCCGAATAGGGGTGATGCAGTTCTAGTCTACAACAAAAGAATTAGACTGCTCCAACGTCATCCAGCGTTGCCGGACTGAGATTTACCCAGGCGCTGCCTGTATAGCCCTCAAAGCATCCTCTAGTGGTATTGAAACGAATCATGCCAGTTGTAGCTGTGCCAGGGCGTTCTTCGGTTGTTCCGGTTGGTGCTTGGATGTATTGGCCGGTTGTGTAAAAGCTGCTGGCTAGGGAGACGACGCCGGTGGTGACGTTGATGCCGGTGCCAGCGGTCACTGTGGCGTCGGAGCCGGCAGGTCCCTGAGGGCCTTGAGGACCCGTGGCACCAGTTGCTCCAGTGAGACCTTGGGGGCCGGTGTCGCCCGTGTCGCCTTTATCGCCCTTGTCGCCTTTGGGGCCGGTGGCGCCAGTGGGACCTGTTAAACCTGTGTCGCCCTGGGGGCCTTGGGCACCTTGGGGGCCGGTGGCGCCCTGTGGACCTTGTTCGCCTTGGATGCCTTGTTCACCCTGCGGACCTTGTGGGCCTGTGGCACCCGTGGCGCCCGCAGGACCTGTTGCACCTGTGGCGCCAGTCGGACCTGTAGCGCCAGTTGCTCCAGCGGGGATGGTGAAGTTGAAGATGGCGGCTGTTGAGGTGCCGCTGTTAGTGACGGAGGCAGATGTGCCGGCGGCGCCGGTTGTTGTGGTGCCAACAGCAACTGTGGTGGTGCCGCCACCACCGCCCTGGGTGCTCAGATTGCCGTTGATTAAAAGCTCGGAGTTGCGGGGGTTGCCGCCGAGAGATAAAGGTGTGTCGTTCCAGCCGGAGGTGCTTTTGGGGCCGTAAAGCTCGGCGGTGCGGGTGTTGATGTACCAGTCGCCGGGACGGCCCTCGGTGGTTGGGGGACCGTCGCCGGACAGCAGGTTGTTAAAGGTCTTTAGGTCGCGGGCCAGCTTTACCAGGGCTGTGACCTGGGCAAGTGTTAGGT